TGCGCCTCCTTGTGCGTCCTCTTTTTTGTGCAATGTCGTCCAAATCCATTATGAAAGCTTTCACAGGAAAAAGCAATAGAGAGCCTGCAAAGGTTCTGTTAAATTTTGGTAAAAGCCGCCCCTTTCTCCTTCTTTCCGGGTATGATACAATAAAAGATACTGTTTTACAGGCGTGGAACCATAGTATCCACGCCATTTTTGCGTCCGGCGGCAAAAATACGGCAAAAAATTAAAGGATGTTCTCCATTTCTGCCGCTGCCCGGTCCCGGAGATCCTGGGTGTAGTCAAGGTAGGTACTGGACACGGTGGCAACAGTGTCACCCAGCACGCCCGCTACGAGATTGACGTCACCGGTGCGCTGCAGCAGGATGGTGGCAAACGTGTGCCGGAGGGAGTGTATCGTCATTCCTGGATACATTTTCCTTATGATCTGTCCGGCTGCAGCATAGAGGTAGCTGGTGCTCAGACCACCGAAGACACGGTTATCAATGGAGAGAGGACGACCCTGTTTCCACACTCTGAGAGCGTGGAGCAGCTGTGTAGAGGCGTGGATGGTCCGGTAGCTGTTCTTCGTCTTCAGTGGGCCGAAAGCATAGGAGTAATCCTTCTGCCTGAGCCACTGACGGTCTATCGTTATGGTTTGCCGCAACCAGTCAATCCTGTCCCACGTCAGCCCCATGATTTCCCCACGCCGCATTCCAGTAGACGAAGCTACCAAGACAAGCAAGTATATGGGCTTGCTGTTTCCATCTTTCAGAACGGACAGGAGGCGTTCCAGCTGGTCACGTGACAGGGCCCGGACCGGTTCCTTCTCACGGCTCTTGACCTTCGGGATACTGCTGACTGGGTTGACTGCTATGAGATGATATACCTTTCGGGCGTACTCAAGGATGGCGTGCAGCGCTGCGAGATGCAGGTTCTTCGTTCTCCTGGCCAGAGGAAGACTCTGGAAAACGTTCAGGATGGCGGCTGTTGAGAGTTCTGTGAGAGGAATATCAGCAATAGGGCTGAAGTGCTTCACCGTCAATGCGTATGACCACAGGGTAGAAGGTGCCAGGATGTTCTTCTTGTCTCGTTCATACATCGGCCAGAACTGCCGCAAAGTGATCCCCTTGAGGTCTGCTGCAACCCCGGCGAACCCTGCTTCCTTCTTCGCAGCATCCAGCAGCTCATCCTGTGCTCTCCGGGCTTCTCTTTGAGTCCGAAAACCCTGCTTCGTTTTCTGTCTCCATTTCTTCCCGACTTTGTAGCTCAGAATCAGACAGACGCTGCCATTCTTTTCCCGTGTTGAAAATCTATAGTCCATGGTAAATCCTCCTACACAAAGGGCCCATGTGATATAATAATCACGTGAGCCCATAACTTCCTGCCTGAATGGTTTTGGCTTACACAGACCACCGGTCCCCCTTAAAGACGGTGGTCTATTTTATGCTAGAAAAGTTCCTTTGACTCGAAAGTCATGTGGACCGGTTCCCAGTCACTCCCGCTGCCTTTGTACTGGATCTTGAACGGAGATCTGATCATAGCGCCGAAGCTGTTCTGTGCATCTACAGTGCCGATGATCGTGACGATGCCTTTCTGTTTGTAGAATTTGAAGGTACCTTCATCGAACTTCGCAGAGGTGGGAGCCTTCAAGACCTTCTTGACAGCTTTCTTGCTCAACCGGGCGATGGTCTCCATCTCTCCATCACTGATGATGTAGTCGCTGATCTGGTGCTCTGCCTGGCCATTCTGCCACAGGGCAATGGCTCTATACTTGATGGTCTGGGGCTTGTTGTTTTCGTCCAGGAAGAGGTGGATGGTATCCTTTTTCGGAGAGTAGCCGCCTTTTCCGTGTACGTCCAGCACATAGTCATGATCGCCCTGCTTCGTGACGTCCTTGATCTTATCAATGCCGACAGATGCCAGGGCATCTTCAATGGCTTTCGACTGGTCCAGGGAGAAGCCATAGTACTGCCCGAAGATATGCTCTTTAGCTTCCTTCTCTTCCTGCATCTGCTGCTGTTTCTGCTGATTGGCCTGCTTCACGTCAGCCGGAGCAGTGGCAGTCATAAGGCCACAGGATACGACGCCGACGGCCACCCAGGTCAGTGCTGCTTTCTTTCTGGTCCAGTCAGGCCGCTTTCCGAAGGTTCCCCACCTGGGCTTGATCAGCGATACGATGATCATGATGAAGGCTGCGAACATCAACAATCCGAAAATCACATACATAGCAATTGCTCCTTTCATTCCCCATCTTTGATGTAGATTTCTAATCCTTCTGAAATTTGCAGGTTATGAGAACTGGCATGGCAAGCATTCTCGATACTGCCCACATCTTCTTCTTTAAACAGATCACCCCCTACGATGTGGTTGACTTCGTGCTTCATGGCCAGTTTCTTCTTCTCGTCAGACAGATTTTCATTGATGATGATTGTGTAGGAATCGTCCGGGTTCTGGTGGACCAGGGACGGAACCGACGGCGGCAGATTCTGATAGGTGACTATGATCATTGCTGTGAACCTTCCTTCTTCTTGAGTCCATTGATTACTGTCATAACAACCTTGATATCGTCAGGAGTCAGATCCTTCGATGCATCGAACAGAATACGCTGACCAGGATTGTCGTGCAGTTCCTGTGCGATTCGGGCTGTCTCTGGGTCCAGGTAGTAGGCTTTCTTTTCTTCCGGTTTATCATTTTTGTCTTCATCCCAATCGAGCAGATCACCAACTGTCGTGTTCAGAGCGTCGGCAAATGCCTTCAGCTTCGACTGAGTGAGATCATTCACTCCAGATTCCAGTTTCGCAATGGTTGAGCGTGATTTATAACCCAGCTTCTGAGCCAGCTCATCCTGGGACAATCCAGCTTCTTCTCTACGGATTCTAATCTTATCTCCAAGGGTCATCAAAACCACTTTCCCTTCTTATTATCTATGCCTTCATTGTACTCTATTCGTTACTGAAAATCAACAAAAATAGATTTTTAGAAATTTATGTTGACATTCAATCACACATGTTGTACTATATGCATGTGATTAAAAATCACCAAAGGAGGTGACAGCAATGACTGACGTGGCAGAATTGAAAGCAGCCATTGCCAGAGTTGGCATCCAGAAGGTTGAAATCGCCAAAGCGCTGGGGCTGACGTACGGCGGCTTGTGGAAGAAGATGAGAGGCTTATCCGAGTTCAAGGCATCCGAAATAAAAAAGCTCCAGAAACTGCTGGGGCTGAGTGACGAACAGCGAGATGATATTTTTTTTGCTTCAAAGCGTGATTAAAAATCACCAATGACGGAAGGAGGATGGCCATGGAAGCCCTGACAGTGACGGTCAAGCAGGCTGCTGACCTGCTAGGGGTCTCTGAGGACACCATCCGTCAGATGGAAGCCGACGGCTGCTTGAAACGGCTCAAGAAGCTCCGGGGCGTGCGGTTCAATCGGAAAGCAATCCTGGACGCTGCTGAAGAGCAGGAAGACGGGGTGCGACGGCGTGATTACCTGGCCCTGCAGGCTGAGAACCAGAAGCTCAAGGCTGAGAATGCGGAGCTGAAAGCCTTGCTCCGACGGAGACTGAGCGAAGCCCTGGAAGACCTTAACCGTATTGAAGGAGGTGATATCCATGAAAAAGTGGATCGTTGAGGAATCATTCCTGCAGAAACTGGATAAGCTGCTGCAAGCGATTGAAGACATGGACAGGGAGACCATCCAGACCCCACGCTGGCACGTGGCCATGACGCTGGAATCCCTGTACAGGGAAATGTACAGTGCTGCTGATCAGGTCGAAGCACAGCTGGAATGTGGATTCGATGAGTATAAGGAGGATGGGAAATGATGAAGCGTGAAAGGAAGACGGCACCTTGGTGGTGCATCGCACTGGTGGCCCCCATGCTGGCATGGGAGTGGTTCTGGTCCGCAGTGGACCAGTGGACCCCCTTCATGCGGGGATTGATGGCTGGGGTCTTCGGCACCCTTGCCACCCTCGTGTTCCTGTGTGCCATGGCAATGTGGAGCTACTGATCATGCTCAGGGAGGAAGATTTCGAGCCGGGCGTTGGGCCTTGGAGAATGTCCATTGGAGAGTACAACGGAGACGTGCTGCTGATCCAGGACACTGCCGACGGTGGCTTTCAGGTGCTACAAAACTTCAAGGACATGGCGGAAGCTGAGAAAGCATTGAAGATGCTGAACAAGAAATGGGAGGTAAAACGATGAAGAAACGTTCTGTCTGGAAGATTACTTGCAACGATTCCTTTACAGCCTGGGTGCTGTTCCTGAAAGTTGAAAAAGGGAACGATGTGAGCATCCAATTGTATCAGCCTGAATTTAAAAGCCTGGCTGATGCTCAGAAAAAGTGTGACGAGTTGAATGGCAAAAAATAAGAACCACCAGCACGGGAATGCTGATGGCTCCTGAGAGGTGAATCTTAGACAAGTGGATTCACTTCCGATTATATCACGGAGGTGCAGAAAATGAAATTGTTGAAGCTGAAGTTGGAGAACTTCAAGGGCATCCGGGACTTCACCCTGGATGCAGAAGGAAAGAACGTGAAGGTGTACGGCTCCAATGGTACCGGTAAGAGTACCCTGATGGATGCCTTCACCTGGCTGCTGTTTGGGAAGAACAGCAAGGATGAGAAGGACTTCGGTATCAAGACACGGACTCCTGAAGGCGTAGAAATCCCGAAGCTGGAACACGCTGTGGAAGCTGAACTAGAACATCACGGCAAGACCTTCCGTCTCCGGAGAGTCTACAAGGAACGGTGGAGAAAGGCTCATGGGCAGTCTGAGGCCACCTATGATGGCAACACAACCGTCTACTACTACGGGCCTGTGGAAGAAGAACTGACTCCTGTGTCTGCAAAGCGTTATCAGGAGATCATCTCCCAGCTGATTCCGGAACAACTGTTCAAGCTGCTGACGGATCCGCTCTATTTCAATGAGAAGCTGAAGTGGACAGAACGCCGGGCCATCCTGCTGGATGTGGTGGGTAGCGTCACTGACCAGGATGTGGTTGCTGCTGATCCGGAACTGGCAGAGGTGCTGACCATTGCTGATGGCCGGAGCATTGAGGATACCCGGCAAGCCCTCCGTGCATCCATCCGGAAGACTGGCCAGGATCGGAGCGAATGTGCTCCCAGAATCGATGAATGCCGGAAGAGCATGGCCGGCATCACGGACGAAGACTTCCGGCAGGCCTCCGATGCTATCGATGTGCTGATGGATAAGCGGGACGAACTGAAGGAAAAGCGGGAAACCCTTCTTCAGAACAACACCCTGGAAGGCATCAAAAAGGATGTGCTGGTCTTCCAGAACAAAGTAGAAGAACTCCGGCAGAAACGGATGAAGGTCTACAACGACCAGCGTGCTGACCTGGATGCCATGATCCAGGTGAAGGCAAGGGCAAAGATGGACCTGAGCCGTAAGCTGGCAGAAAAGAACCTGGCCCTGGATATGAACCGGCAGCGTGCCAAGGTGGCGAAGGATAAGCTGGAACGGCTCAGCGGAGAATGGAAGGAGACCAGCAGTGACTACTATGAACGGGTAGCCATCAAGACGATCTGCCCCACCTGTGGGCAGGAGCTGCCGGCAGACCGGATCCAGCAGGCTAAGGAGGCTCAGGTCCAGGAGGAAGCAGCCTTCAACCGGACGAAAGCTGAAAGCCTGAAGGCTATCAACGAAGCTGGAGTGAGCGCCCGGAAGGAACTGCAGGCTCTGGACCATGATGCCGAAGTCACGAAGGCAGATATCGAAGCCATCAAGAAGCAGGAAGCAGCTGCCCGGGCGGAACTGGACGGGCTGAAAGCTCAGCAGGACAAATTGGTGCCGCCGGAGCCTAATGGGGAAGAAATGAGTCTCCGAAAGCATCTCCGGAAGCTGACGGAACAGCTGGAAAATGGTCTGGCAGAAGTGCCGGATACGAGCAAGCTGGATGCCCAGATTGCCCAGGCTGAGAAGGACCTGGATGAGAAGGAAGATATCATCCGTCAGCATCAGCGTGACCTGGGCACACGGTTCCGGATCCAGGAACTCATGGACCATGAAAAGAGCCTGGCACAGAAGCAGAGCGAACTGGAACGGAAGCTGTTCCTGTGCGATACCTTCCTCCGGAAGCAGGCTGAACTGGTGAACGATCGTGTGGCTGAGAAGTTCACCCACGTGAGATTCATCATGTTCAAGCCGAACGTCTCCAATGACGGCGTGGAAGCCTGCTGTGAAGCCAGCTACAAGGGTGTGCCATATAAGGACCTGAACACGGGCTTCCGGGTGAATGCCGGCCTGGATGTGATCAACACGCTCATTGAAGTGAAGAAGGAATCTGCTCCAATCTTCTTCGACAATGCAGAATCGGTAGTTCAGCTGATTCCTACGAAAGCCCAGATGATCCGGCTGATCGTGAGTGAGTCTGATAAGACTCTGAGAGTGGAAAAGGAGAACTGACATGGATAACAACAAGCAACTGGCAGAAAAGAAAGCAACCATGAGCCCCAGCACGTGGTTCATGAATGAGATCATGAACAGCCTGGGTGCCGGGCATCCTGACTTTACCGTGACCAATGCCCAGAAGGCGAAAATCCAGGGCTATTTCAGTGCCATGACTCACGTGCTAAACGAACAGGGACTGAAGTGGAGCCAGGTGGCAGTGGACTACAAGCTGGCCCAGGACCTGATGGTCTGTGCCCAGATCGGCTTCGACATGCGCTCTGAGAAGATGCTGTACGCTGTGCCCAGGATGGATAACAAAGTCGGGAAGTACAGATTCACCTTGCAGAAAGGCTACATGGGCCGGGTCTATGAGGCCATGAAGTACGCTGAAGGGAACCTGGAAGACATCACGGCCATGCTGGTCTACAGTACGGACAAATTTGTTCCCCACATCCATGATTCTCAGCATCCTGGTGACACCTATGAGTTCGAGATCATGAATCCATTCGACCGGGGCAGCCTGATGGGTGGCTTCGCCTATCTGATTTACGACAATCCTGCCCGGAACCGTCTGGTGCTGGTCAGCAAGGCTGACATTGAAAAGCGCCGGGCCGTGTCCAAATCTTCCAAGTTCTGGGGAGGTTGGTACGATGAGATGGCACTGAAGACCGTCTACATCGCCGGTGCGAAAGCGGTGAAGCTGGACCCGGATAAGCTGGATGAGGCTTATGAACGGTCCCAAGTGATGGAATCCGATGGGGATGATCTGGAAGTGCAGAATCAGATCCATGAGAAGCAGGCTCAGGCTGAATTGGTGGAACTGGAACCGGAAGACCTGCAGGCTCTGCCGGAAGCTGCTCCCAGGATGGAAGCAACGATTCCTGTACCGGAAGAACCGGAAGCAGTACCGGTTGAACCGAAAGCAGATCATAAAGCTGAAGAGAAGGCGGCAGAAATGCCGGAGAAGGCATTCTGATGGAGATCAAGAAGATAGCCACGGGTAGCAGCGGAAACTGCTACCTGCTGACTGCCCAGGATGGGAGTCAGCTGATCATCGAATGCGGAATCCCCTGGAAGCAGCTGGCCCAGGCTATGCGGTGGAACTTCGCCAGAGTTGTCGGCGTGCTGATCAGTCACGAGCACAGTGACCATGCACGCTGCGTGAAGCAGATCCTGGAACATATCATCCCAGTCTACTGCAGTGAAGGTACTGCGACAGCCCTGGGCATCCAGGACGATACCATCCACTGGCACAGACTGGATCCGATGAAGCCTACCTTCCTGGGGAATGAGTGGGTGGTCAGAGGACTGCCGGCTGAGCATGATGCAGCAGAGCCCATGATGTTCCTGATTCTAAGGGACAATGAACTGACTCTGTTCGCTACTGATACGACTTATATCCCATATAAGTTCAAGGATTTGACCCACATCATGGTGGAAGCCAACTACAGCATGGAAGGCATCAACGACAGTGTAGCCGGTGGCGCTGTGTGCCGGCCGCTCAAGCAGCGTGTCATGGAGTCTCATATGGAGATCGACACGCTGGCTCAGTGGCTGACCATGGAAAAGGAAGAAGGCTACCTGGATGATCTGAAGGACATCCACCTGATCCACATCAGCAGGAAGAACGGGGACGAGAATGCCTTCGTGAAGAGAATCGAAGAAATCTCCGGCGTCCCCGTGTATATCGGTTAGGAGGAATGAGAATGAACATTCGAAGCGTGAAGAATGACCCAGTTGATAACAGCTACTGCATCCGCTATCTGACGGAGCAGAACGGCTACCAGGCTGAACTGACGGTTGACTGCAACGAACCGCCCAGACCGGAGTTTGACAACGCCATCGCCACGATGGCTGCTGACTTCTGTTCCCTGGCCTGTCTGGAACCGACTCAAGATGCCAAAGGCAGAGACCCCATGAGCAGAGTCCGTGTGAGCTCCATTGTGAAGAACGTTGGGCAGAAGGCCACTACCTACAGCTTCACGGCGAAAATCTTCAACCCGACCACGTGTAAGTATCAGACGGTGGCTCTGCCGGCGGTGGATGATGCCTTCATCCCTGCTGACATCATGGAACATATCTACACATTGTTCCATGAGGCGGAACTGTATGTGGAAGGCAAGCGTGCCCAGGGTGATCTGTTCGAAGATAAGGATGAGAAGCTGAAGGCGGTTGGCTGATTCCAGAGCTGAGGTGGAAGCATGAGCTACATCGATGAAATCAACAAGTTTCATAAGTACCTTCGGACCAGTGACTTATCCGCCTCAGCACGTCTCCTGTGGTTCGTCCTGATGGATGTCGCCAACAGTACAGGGTGGAAGCCTTACTTCAACGTAGCCATTTCCACCCTGGAAGCTGGCACCGGGCTCAGCAGAGCAACCATCAAACGTGCCAGGAAGCAGCTGCAGAAAGCTGGTCTCATCAAGGTACAAAGTAGACGTGGACGGCAATCGTCTATATATCAACTTATGTCTGTTTCGGCTCAACTTGTGGCTCAATATGAGCCATTAGAAAAGTTTGTGGCTCATGATGTGGCTCAATATGACCCACAAAGCGAGCCACAAAATGATGTTGTGGGTCAGGTTGTGGCTCAATATGAGCCACAATGCGAGCCCATACCTAGACAAGACAAGACTATATATAGACAAGACGAGACGAAAAAAGTCGTCCTCCCCATCGACCCAAAACAGTATGGGGAATTGGTGAAAAAGTTCTCCAGTAACTGCCATCCGATAACTCCGATTGAATCCCAACAGCTACAGGAAGATCTCAAAGAGTACGGGTTCCAATGGGTCAGTGATGCCATCACGGAAGCAGTGATGAATGGAGTGCCCAGGATGAGATACATCGAAGGGATCCTTCAGGATTGGAAATCAAGTGGAGGAAAACGGACGGGTGCCCGGGGAAAGAAGAAAGACCAGGTTCAAAGCGATGAAGCCATACGACAGGCTGAGCTGATTCCATTCTAGGAAGAGGTGAAGAGTATGGATCCGACATATACCGCTATGTTGGAACGGATTAAAGCGAAGGGAAAAGGCAACATTATTCCCTTCAAGAAGGAAGAAGCCCCAGACGGGATTCCCTGCAGCGTGTGCCATGGAGAAGGCTACATTCCGGTGACGGAAGCTGATGGCCATCAGTACATGGCGCCCTGCCCGAAGTGCTATTCGAGAAGGATGGTGGTCCGGCATCTCCGGGCCTCCGGTATCAGCCCGGAAGACTATGCAAGGTACAGCCTGAACAGGTTCGACGGCAGCAGGAGCCCACAGGCTGCGAAGATGTTATCCATGGCCGTCAGGTACCTGGACCATTATGACAAGAATGGCCCTGGCTTCGGGGCTTTCGGGATGAGCGGAATGGGGAAGACCCACCTGTGCATTGGAATCTGCCAGGAAATCACCAGGAAGTTCGGTGAACCCCATTATTATTTCGCCTACCGGGCTGAAATGCCCAGGCTGGTGAAAGCAGCACGCAGCTACAGCGATGATTATGACGATGTCATGGAAAAATGGAAGACAATTCCAAACCTGTACATCGATGACCTTTTCAAGCTGGGAGGGGAATCGAAGGACGGCGTGCTGGTCCACATTGACCATGATGAAGAACGAGTCATGTACGACATGATCAATGCCAGGTACGTGAATCACTTGAAGACGTTCTTCTCCAGTGAGTATTCCATCAAGGATATCACGAAGCTGGACAGCGCCCTGGGCAGCAGAATCTACGAAATGATCAAGCCCTACGGCATCTTCGTCGAGGGGAAGAATCAGAGATTAACGAGGTGACAGGAATGAATAGATACGAATTGATGAAACATTATGATGAAATCTGCGACCTGCTGGACAGGGCACGGAATGATATCCCTGGACAGTTCCACCTGACCAGAATTGCGAAGCAGCTGCAAATGGCCCGGACCCTTAAACAGAAACGGGAAATCCTCTGGAATCTGCAGGCAGATGTATTCAGCCTGAGACTGGATTTGAAAGATATCGAAACCGAAATCTCTGGGCTGATGTACGAGCTGGAAGATCATCCAACCCTAGACGGAAATGAGGATGGAGCATCGCTTGAGCAACTGAAAGAAATGGCCAACAAAATGGAAGAACTGAAGACAGGAGAAGAGTGATGTTCGGCTGGAAAGAGATCATCCCGGTGATGGTCATGATTGTCGTGGCCATGGTAGCCATGGGGCTGGTCATGGCGGAGATTGTGGCCATGTATCTGCTGATCGGGGGACACTGAAAGGAGATTCAGGCATGAAGAGGAAAGTGAGCATGGACAGCATGGGATTCCTATCCCGGGTGTGACCAGGCAGGGACTGAAGGACATCCAGAGACTGAGTATCCCTGAGTTCCGTGACTGGCTCATCGGTTACTCTACGGAAGTCTATAACCTGGGAATCCAGGATGCGAAGAAAGCCCTTCGGGACAACTTCGGGTTCGGTGACAAACGTCTGCAGAAGCTGACGGAATGCATCAAGCAAGATCAGAACGAAGCGATGGGAGGCATGACGAATGAATAGAATCATTCTCCTGGGCCGACTGACCCGGGAACCGGAAGTGAAGGTGGTGGGTGAACGTACAGTGACGATGTTCACTCTGGCAGTGGACCGGCCGTTCAAGAGCAAGAATGGTGGCCAGGATACGGACTTCATCAACGTCGTCACCTGGAACAAGACGGCTGAGATCGCCGGAATTTATCTCCATAAGGGCCATCGTGCCCTTGTGGAAGGCAGACTCCAGATCCGAAGCTACGATGGGAAAGACGGGAATAAGCATTACGTGACGGAAGTCGTTGCTGACCGCCTGGAGCTCATCGAGAAGAGAGAAAAGCAGCAGGATCCTGGAGCCATGGGAGCGTTCGGAAGCCCTACTACCCAGACCTTTGACGAGGAGGTGCCATTCTGATGCCTAGAAAGCAGCCGGAAAGTGTGATTCTCCAGGCCGTGCGGAACGCACTGGTCCTGGACGGCTATGACGTAACCCGTCACCAGCAGGGACTGGGATGCCGGAAGGGATTCCCTGATCTGACAGCTCTGAAGGATGGAAGAACGCTGTACATTGAAATCAAGACGGCGACCGGGAAGCAGTCACCCTACCAGGTGGAGTTCCAAAGAGTCTGCGAGGCCCATGGAGGCGTGTATATCCTGGCCAGGAGCGTGGATGATATCGTTCCCTACCTGACCCGGATCCAGAGCCTGTTCTAAGGAGGTGCTGGAAGTGATTCCAGAGACAAAGATCCGTTTGCAGAATCTCAGCGTTGAACTGGGGAAATTCGAGAGCGAGTGCGACACCTGGGCTTATAAGCTGCAGCCCGGGACCACAAAGGAGAAGGAACATGATATTGTTATCCAGGTCCTGGATAAGCTGAGCCGGACCCGGGAAAAGCTGAAGGCAGAGGAAGCGTTCTTCCAGAGAAAGCTGGTGGAGCTGTGACGAAGGAATACATTGATAAGGAATCCAGGAGAGTATTGGCTACCCTTGGAAAATACGTTCCCTGCGACTGGTGCGAGCTGACGTTCTACTGGACTCCCAGCGTTCCGAAATGGCCCTGGAAGCTCTGGGACGAGGGCAGAGTGAAGTACTTCTGCTCCTATAAGTGCATGCGAGCCTATATGAGGAAGAAGGGACTGCGATGATCAATGACTGCAAGAACTGCCACAGCATGGTCTATGACTCTGCTGTTGGCTGGGCCTGCAGCTTGCTGAAGCCCATGAAGCTTTGCGAGGATATCACCCAGGAGGAATGCCCTATCAGACGGAAAAGATTTGAAAGATTCCAGCTCAGGGAGGCCCTGGATATCGTGAACGACAGGAAGACCATGCTGGCAGAAAGGGAAGCCCAGAAGCAGGCTGCTGTAGAGAGTGCTCCGAAGAAGCCCAAGAAGAAGCGTGTACCAAAGAAGACAGTGGAACAGCAGGTGGTGGAAGCTGCTGTGCAGGACAACAAGGAGAAGGTGGAAAAAATGAGTGACAAGGTGGAACAAAAAGTGGAACCGGAAAGACCCAAGGATGCGGTACATCATCCTGACCACTACACGTGGAGAGGTGGCATGGAATGCCGTGACATTGCCACGGAAATGTGTCGTGGATCCGAAGGCGTTGCAGCTGCAGATATCTACAACGCTGTGAAGTACATCTACAGATATCCGAAGAAGGGCGGTCTCGAGGATATCGATAAGGCAATTGAGAGTCTGCATCATCTGAAGAAGGTGGAGGTGGGGAAGTAATGTACCATCCTTTCTGCAAGCATTGCAAATTCTATGATGCCTTCCAGGAATGCACTGCAGTCGAGCATGGAGACGCTTATGTCAAGGCCATGGATGAATGCCCTTTGAGTCAGGAGAAGTTTGACAGACTGTGGGAAATCGAAAAGATCAAGCAGTCGCCTGACTGCGAAGGCTGCCAGCATCGGAGATGGGATGACTATTTTCATTGGGTTTGCGGGCTTTCCACTCACTGGGACAATCGCTGCTTCTACGAAAAGCAGAATTGCCCATATCATGCCCAGGGGATTCTGAAGGAGGAAAAATGAAAAGTGGCAGTGGTAAATACTGGTTGCGTTTTCGTGGCAGACCATATCATGGCGGAAAATTGTGGGTATATGGAACGCTTGAAATTCTGAGGAAAATTGACGGTACAAGCTATTATATCGTCAATGATGATGGTGAAGAAACATTGGTGCGAGAAGGTTCTATTTGCCAGGATACTGGCCTGGTAGACGATTACATAAATGTTATTTGGGAAGGAGACGTCCTGGATGACCATGATTCCGGTGAACATTATATGGTCTATTGGGATGATGAACGAGCAATGTGGGCTGTAAAAGAAACCACAACCGGATTCACCATGAGCCTGTTCAGATTCCTTCAAACGAGCGACGCAGAAAGGGATGAAGGGAACCCGTGAATAACCGATGCAGAATGATGCTCAGGGCTCAATGCACTTATAGTGATTTAAAGAGACTGAAGGATAATCGCCGGCTAGTCTTTCTGAGAAACTATCTTCCTAGAATTTTCAAAAGGAAAATCAGGGAAGCAATGGAAACTCCGCTACAATCCATGCAGAATGGAGTCTATTCATATCCGTTGGAAGAATTTGTGATTCCAGTGGAGTATGAGATTGGAGAAAAATCATGATGTTTATTGCGGGATGCTTTTTCGGAGCGATTGTGGCCACGGTACTTCTCAGTGCTTTCCAGCTTGGAAAACGCTGTGACCACAGATAACAGTAGGGAGGAAAGGGAATGGAGCAGGGAACCAAAACGATTCAGGAGATGTTGGAACACTATATTGAGATTCAGCAGTATATCACGAATGTGCACGCTGATATTGCTGACTGCCAGGCTCTGATTACCCAAGACGCTGCTCCAAAGTCCCCTTGCCTTTCCGGAGTCGGTGGCGTAGGCGGAGAGAAGTGCTCTCCAGAAGAGAAAGCTATATTCCGGAGGGAAAGGCTGCTGGACCGGATTGACGACTACCGGAATGATCTGATCGTGATTGAACCGTACTTCAACCGGCTCAAGCGGGCGCTGAACAGCATGAAGTCATTTGACTTTCTGTCTTATCGGATAGTCAAAGCGAAGTATGTCCAGGGAAAGACCTGGGATGCTACTTCCTACCTGACCGGGCTTCCTAACTCCAGCTGTAGGGACATGGCAGCGAAAGCACTCTATTCCCTGGCTACTATGGTCTTCTGGAAGAATGAAATCCCAGAACAGATGTCTTTACGGTTCCTGGAACATTAGCAGATGACCGCTGATTCCTGGCCGTTCTCCGCTATATCTGGGAAGAAAACAGGACAGATAAATGGTATAATGGTAGCATCGAAAAGTGAATAAAGAAAGCGAAAGTCATGCATAACCTGCATGGCTTTTTCTTTTGAAAATCGAAACTGAAAATGAAAACAGGAAGTGAATCGGGAATGGCAAAGGACTTCAGCCGGGACATCTACAACAGCACACGCTGGAGGAAGGTAGCTCATGCCTATGCTGAAAGCCAGCACTATGTGTGTGAGCGCTGCCACAACCGGAGCTTCGTGGGCACGGGCAAGCCGGCCAGGTTCATCGTCCACCACAAGCAGCACCTGACTCCTGCGAACGTCACGGACGACAGCGTGGTCTACGGCTGGGACAACCTGGAGCTCCTGTGCATCTACTGCCACAACGCAGTGCACGGGCAGGGGCTGGACAGGGAGGTGCTGTTCGACGACGAGGGGCAGCCAATTGGGCTGCTCAACCATGGAACCGGAAAGTGAATCCTGACTGACTTGTCGGCCATACGGGATGGGGGTACCCCCCTGCCGAGGGGCATGAAACCTTAAAAACCGACGCCGGGGGCGGGCCTTCGCTTAAAACGCAAGGTGCCTTCGAAGGGGGTGTAGTTCACCCTCTACACCCGGTGGTATACGAAAATTACGGATTTTAGAAGGAGATGAACGAAGATGGGCAAACTAAAGCCGGAGACCAGAATCAAGCGCCGGATTGAAGAAATCCAGGAGATCCTCCAGCAAGCTGACGAAGATCGCCTGAAGCTGGTCCATCCGCTCATTGGGCAGGCAGCCCACATGGAAGTCCAACTGGAAGAGCTGATGAGACAGCTGGAGGTGGAAGGCTATGTTGAGAGCTACAAGAACGGTGAAAATCAGTATGGAACTAAAGAGTCTACTGTCTCTAAGGCTTATTCATCCGCCTTGAAAGGGTACATCTCGACCATCCGGACCATCATCCAGTGTCTGCCTGTGGCAGCTCAGCAGGACGCTGAGGATGCTCTGACAGACTTCATCAAGAGCCGGCCGTGAACTACATCGAGAAGTACTTCGCCCAGATCGAGAACGGCCAGGTGGTGGTCTCAGATAAGGTCCGGAAGACCTACAAGCACCTGGTGGATAAGCTCCACGACGATGGAACCGGGGCTTATGTGTACGACGATAAGAAGGCACAGTACGTAATCGACTTCATCCAGACCTTCTGCAAGCACAGCAAGGGCAAGTGGGGCGGCAAGCCTGTGGTTCTGGAGCTGTGGCAGAAGGCTCTTGTTTCTGCATTGTTCGGTTTCGTGGATCGCTACACTGGCCTCCGTGAGTATCGTCAGCTGATCCTGATCATCGGACGGAAGAACGGGAAATCAACCCTGGCCAGCTGCATCGGGCTCTACCTGCTGGTAGCCGATGGGGAGTCTGGCCCGGAAATCTATTCTGCGGCAACGAAGAAGGACCAGGCTAAGATCATCTGGAAGGAAGCCAGGTCCATGATCAAGAAATCTCCTGCTCTGGCCAAACGCCTGGCACTTCGTGTGAGCGAAATCCGATGTGGATTCAACGAAGGGACCTTCGAGCCCCTGGGCAGTGACTCCGATAAGCTGGACGGGCTGAACGTCCACGGCGTGCTGATTGATGAACTACACGCTTTAAAGGATAAGAACCTGTATGACGTCCTGGTGGACGGCATGGCGGCCCGTGAGCAGCCTCTGTGCGTGATCACCACCACCGCCGGCACGGTTCGGGACAACATCTTCGACCTGAAATATGACGAATGTGAGCGTATCATCAAGGGTTATGACGACCCCATTGAAGGCTATGTAGACGAAACGGTTCTTCCTATCGTCTACGAGCTGGATAAGCGGGACGAATGGACGGATCCGGCAGCCTGGCAGAAGGCTAACCCGGGCCTGGGGAGCATCAAAAACAAAGAAATCCTGGCTCAGAAGGTCTACCAGGCCCAGCATGACGCCCTTCGTGTGAAAAACCTGCTCTGCAAGGACTTCAACATCAGAGAAACGAGCGGGCAGGCCTTCTTCAGCTTCGACCAGCTGAACAATGAGCAGACCTACGACCTGGCATCTCTGCATCCCAAGTACGGCATCGGCGGTTTCGACCTGTCAGAGACCACTGACCTTACCTGTGCGACCATGCTTTTCTGTGTCCGGGGTGATCCGAACATCTATGTGAAGCAGATGTACTGGATTCCTGAGGAACTGCTGGAGAAGCGGGTCCATGAAGACCAGGTCCCTTATGATATTTGGAAAAAGAAGGGCTGGCTGCAGACGTCTCCGGGCTTCCGGAACGACTACCGGCTTATCCTGCAGTGGTTCGTGGACGAGATGGAAAAGGATGATATCTACTTGTATAAGTGTGGCTACGACAGATGGTCTGCCCAGTATCTGGTCCAATCCATGACGGAACGCTTCGGCGAAGATATCATGGTTCCTGTGGCCCAGGGCAAGCAAACGCTGTCCGGCCCCATGAAGAACCTGGCAGCTGATATGACTGCCGGCCGGATCATCTACAACAACAACCCGATATTGAAGTGGTGCATGGCTAACGTAGCCGTGGATGTGGACCGGAACGATAACATTCAGCCCTGCAAGACCAGCAACCCACGGAAGCGTATCGACGGCTTCGCTTCCCTGCTGGACGCTTACACAGCGTATGAGCAAAATAAGGAAGACTACATGAACCTTATCTAGGAAAGGGGGTGAAATCATGGAAATCAGATCTATGTTCAATACCATCTTTGGCAAGCTGTTCAACGGGCCCAGGAATCTGACCCGGGCCAAACTGTTGGACGGCTATTCCAATGACTTCGCTCCCTTTGATGGGGATGCTTATGACAATGCCACTGGCCGAAACTGCATCGACACGATTGCCCGGCATGTGGGGAAGCTGCATGCCCGTCACATCGTCCGGAAGAACGGGAACATCGTGAAGAATGCAGACAGCAGGCTCCAGTATATCCTCTCCACCCGTCCGAACCCTCTCATGACGGCCAGCGAGTTCCTCGAGAAGATTACGGCACAGTACTACTGCTATAACAACCTGTTCGTGTATATCCAGAGGGATATGAACGGCAATGTGACGGCACTCTGGCCTCTGAATTTCGACTCCACAGAGCTTTTTGAGGACCAGCAGGGGAATCTATACTGCCGGTTCACGTTCGGCTCTGGAGAGCAGGCTACGGTCCCATACGAGGAACTGATTCACATCCGGCGGCACTACTGCCGGGATGAAATCTTCGGAGATCCGGAAGGCAAGATCCTGGCAGAGGATATCAACCTGCTGAAGGCTGTGAAGACTTCCATCATCAACGTTGTTAAGAACTTCACCAAACTCCGGGGCATCATTCAATGGACCGGCACAGTGCGGCCGGAAGACCAGAAGAGTATGTGGAAGGACTTCGTGGACAGCTTTGCCGGGCCTTCTAATGGCTCCGGCATCGGCAGCCTGGACAATCGGGGAAAGTTCCAACAGCTCACTACTGACACGCAGACGTTCTCAGACAAGCAGATGCGCTTCGCCCGAGACAATCTGTATAAGTATTTCGGCATTAACGAGCATATCGTTGCCGGCACCTTCACCGAAGAAGAGTATCAGGCATTCTACGAGAGCACCATTGCTCCCATTGCTTTGAAGCTTTCTCAGGAGTTTACAGAGAAAATTTTTACCCAGAAAGAACGTGGCTTCGGGAACGAGATCATGTTCGAAGGGAACCGCCTGGCTTACATGAGCACGTCGTCCAAGGTCCGGATCGCCGCTGCTATGATTCCTGCCGGTGCCATCAAGCGGAATGAAATCCGTGAGCTGTTCGGCTATGCCGGCCTGCCTGGCAAGGAAGGCGAAGAAATCGTGGTCAGCCTGAACTATGTGAAGTCTACGGACCAGAGCAAGTATCAGGTCGGGGGTGACGATGAGCCAACCAAAAAGAAGACTACTACCACTGATAGTGAAGACGATGACACGGAAGGAGGTGATGGGGATGAAGAAGATTGAAATGAGAAGCCTGGACATCCGGGCTGCAGATGACGGCGGTGGGGACGAGCTCCGTGTAGAAGGCTATGCGGCGGTGTTCAACCAACGGACCATGCTCTGGGAATCTCCTTGGAGCGGGACAAAGTACTATGAACAGATTGACCCTGCTGCCATCGACGCTCAGACGGACATGAGTGACATCGTGCTGCGTTATAACCACAGCGACAGCGCTCTACTGCTGGCACGGAGCTCTAACGGAACTCTAACCGTGACGCCGGATGAGAAGGGCTTGAAGATTGAAGCCCGGATCGCTCCGACGACTGCCGGCAAGGATATCTACGCTCTAATCAAGCGTGGGGATATCTCCAAAATGTCCTTCGCTTTCAGCGTGGACAAGGAATCCTGGGAGTCCGACAAAATGGCCAAAGAAGAGACCAGAACTATTCAACACATCAGCTCCGTGATTGACGTGAGCCCGGTGGATTTTCCGGCCTATGACGGCACCAGCATTGATGCCAGAGGCTCCGCCGATGTCATCGAACAACTCAAGCAGAAAGAAAAGGACGATGAGCTCAGACAACGGCTCATTGTCGCAACCTATCTCTAAGGAGGAAAGAATATGAATCCGAGATTAGCAGAAATCCTGAAACGGAAGGAAGAAATCCGTACTGCCCTGCAGGGCACTGAAAAAGTGGACCTGAAGGCTTTTGAAGAAGAACTGCGTCAGCTGGATGCTGAACAAAAAGAAATTGAAGAACGTGAACGTGTGGCCAGCTCCATCAACGTTGGCGCTCCGGCTGTGCCTGTCATCACGAAGGAAAAACCTGCTGAAAAGCGCAGCATGAAGGTCTATGAGACTCCGGAATACCGTGATGCTTTCCTGCAATACGTGAAGGACGGCACTCCCATCCCTGCCGAACTGCGTTCTGATGCAGTGACCACCACCGGTGATGTGGGGGCTCTGATCCCTGCCACCACCATGAACAAGGTCATCGAAAAGCTGACCACCTACGGGAACATCATTCCCCTGGTCACTCGCACTGCCTATAAGACCGGCGTGGCTATTCCGACGTCCGATGTTAAGCCGAAAGCTGTGTGGGTAGCTGAAGGTGCTGGTTCCGAAAAGCAGAAGAAGGCCCTGGGCGAAATCGTGTTCGCTCACTACAAACTGCGTTGCGCTGTTGCAGTAACGCTGGAAACCGAATACATGACCCTGAGCGCTTTCGAAGCTGCTCTGGTTGACAACATGGCCGAAGCTATGGCAGTTGCCCTGGAAGAAGCCATCATCAAAGGTACTGGTTCCGGCCAGCCCACCGGCATCATCGCTGATACCACCAAAGGCACCCTGATCAACGTGGCCAGCATCGACTACAAGACTCTGACCCAGGCCGAAGCTGCTCTGCCCCAGGCTTATGAAGCTGGTTCCGTGTGGATCATGACGAAGAAAACCTTCATGGAATTTATCGGCATGACCGATAAAAACGGCCAGCCCATCGCCCGCATTACTGCCGGCGTAGATGGAAAACCTTCTCGCTTCCTGCTGGGCCGCTCCGTTGAACTGTGCGACTACCTGCCGGACTATGCTTCCACCCTGAAGAAAACCGACGTGTTCGCCTTTATTTATCGCATGAAAGACTATGATCTGAACACCAACTTCTCCGTGAGCATGCGTGTCTACGAAGATCACGATACTGACGATGTGATTAGAAAATCCATCATTGTCTGCGACGGCAAGCCTGTGGACTACAACTCCCTGGTGATGCTGGCCGGCAACACTGCCAGCTGATAAGAGGTGATAATCATGGCCGTTACACTAGCGCAGGCGAAAAATTATCTCAAAATCGACTCTGATATCACAGATGATGATGAGCTCATTACGGGCCTGATTGGGGCGGCCAATGACTATATTGAGAACGAAACGGGAAAGAGGAATAACGGCTCTGACGTCTATGATCTAGCAATCAAGTTGCTTGTGGCCCATTGGTACGAAAATCGAGCTGTGTACAGTGCGAAGCCTGGAGCTATCAACGTGCTGCCTCATTCCGTTTCCGCTCTCATCATTCACATTGCCCAGTGTTCGGCCTACCCGGAAGCAGGTGACTGAATATGATCAATGTAGAAATCGGGACCCTTGATAAACAGATCCACATTCTGAAGTACAGCGAGACCACCGATGCCATCGGGCTGACCCACCAGGAACTGGTGGATGCGTTCGGACACGGCATCTGGGCACGGATCGAGCCTGCCCGGGGCAAAACCTACTTCGAGCAGTACAAGGACAAAGTTGAATTGATTACGAAGATCACTATTCGCTATCGTGCCGGGATTGATGACAACATGCTGGTCAAGTACGGCGGCACAACCTACAAGATCACGTCTGTTGTAGATCCCTACCAGGCCCACGTCAAGCTGGAGCTCATGTGCAACCTGCGAAGGGTGGGTGATGTGGAATGAGCATGACCATTGATGAGTTCGTTGGGAAACTGGATAAGATGACTATGGAATACGCTTCCGATGCATCCGATGTGCTGGAAGACGGCGGCAAGGCCATGAAGAAGGCTCTGAAGGACGCTTCTCCTGTTGGTCATACGAAGCACAAACACAAGCTGAAGAACAGCTGGAAGGCTGAAGTGGTTGACTCCATGAGTAAGGAACCGGAAGCCCATATCCGGAGCACGGCTCCCCATTTCCACCTGGTAAACCGGGGTGTGCAGCATCCCAAGGACCCGCACGGGAATCCGAAGCCTGAGTGGATGGATGCTCTGAATAAGCATGTGGGGTTCATGCAGCGTGCTGTGACGGAAGCATGGCCTGGCATCAAGAAACAGATGGCGGAAGCCTTCTATGGAAAGGTGCGTGGTCATATTGGCTAATGTCGTCAAGCAGGCTCAGGTCCTGAAATACATCATCGAAAAACTAAATAAAGAGTTTGAATACACGGTTTATGCAGACGAAGTCAAGGAAGATTTCAAAAAACCGTGTTTTTTTATTGCCGCAACGAGCGTGATGAGGCCTCAGAGCGTGAACTGGATGAGGAAGGAACTCACTGTGGGAATCACATTCTATCCCCGCACCCAGGACAAGAACGAAGTCGTCTACATGGACGTTATTGACCGGATCCAGAGCCTGTTCCAGGTTGGTATCCAGGTGAATGATCGTCATTTGAAGATTGATTCCGTCGAGGATGATCGGGTAGGCGAAGAAGAAGACGTGCTACAGGTGCGAGTCGTTATTCCGTATCTGGAACAGGTTACTGGGGAACGCAACCATACGACAGATCTCATGGAAGAACTGGATATGGATATTACGCACGACGGCGGAAAGGGCCACCAGGAGAGCTTTCCTGGGACCATTGGACAAGATTCTTAAAAAGGAGTGAAAAGAATGGCAAAACTCGGGATGCCTTCCGTTAATATCGCATTCACGGAAGCCGGCATCGAGGCTATCCAGCGCTCTCAGCGTGGCATTGTTGCCCTGCTGCTGGAAGAAGCCAGTGATACCATCACTAACCTGCTGAAAGATCACACCATCACCAGTGGCTCCGGTGACACTGCCACCACAACCACGGTGAAGGCTATCACCAATCCGTTCGTAGTCTACACTTCCGACGACATTCCCTCCGAACTGTCTGACGACAACAAGGACTACATCACCAAAACCCTGATTGGCTATACCAAGGCCCCTTACAGAGTGCGGGTTTACCTGATGGCTAAGGATGAAACCAATGATTCCAAGGCCGACAAATTCGCAGAGGCTCTGAAAGGAATGGAAACGGACCGCTGGGATTACCTGGCTATTCCGACAATTACCCAGGCCCAGTGCGAAAGCGTGGGGACATGGCTGAAAACTAACCGGGAAAACAAGCATAAGCGCTCCAAGGTGATCCTGCCTGGCTATGCCGGGGACTATGAAGGAATCATCAATTTCAGCAACACGACCATTGTGACGGCCAATAAGACGTACACCGGGGCTCAGTATATCCCTCGGATTGCCGGCTTGCTCTGCGGGACGCCTATGACCATCAGTGCCACCTATGCCCCGCTGGCTGAAGTCATCGACTGCGATCGATATACGGCGGACGAACGGGATGAAAAGGTCAATAGAGGGGAGTTCTTTGTCTGGTTCGATGGGGAAAAATTTAAAATGAGCCGGGCCATGAACTCCCTGGTAACTACTACTCAGGGCAAACAGGAAGCCTACCAGACCATTAAATCCGTGGACATCATGGACATGATCTATGACGACATCCGGAAAACCTGCGAAGACAGCTACATCGGGAAATATGCCAACGACTTCGACAATAAAATGCTGCTGATCAGTGCCATCATGGGTTACTTCCGGGAACTGGAATCCGGCCGGCTGCTTCAGAAAGAATACTCTACGGGGTATCTGAACGAAGAAAACATTAAGAACTATCAGCTCCAGCATGGCCTCTACACCAAGGACGAACTGGCTGATATGACGTCTCTGGAAATCCAGAAACTGGATACCAAGAAGAAAGTGTTCCTGGGATTCAACATCAAGATCCTGGACGCCATGGAAGACTTTGATCTGCCAATCAATATCTAGGGGGTGAGGAACAATGGCTGAAGCAATGGATGCCCAGCAGGTTATGAGCGGGACCGAGGGCGAAGTATGGATCGATGGGAAGTATATGGCCCAGGTGACGGCCTTCAAGGCTGTAGTGAACTTGGAAACGGTGGAAGTAAACCAGGTGAAGGTCCGCGGCAAGAAATACAAAACTACTGGTTGGGAAGGCAAAGGCAATGTGAAACTGAACCACATGAGTTCTTTCTTCATCGACCTAATGGCCGACAACATCAAGAAGGGACATCAGACCAAGGTGACCATCCTGGCCAAACTGGATGACCCGGACGCCATCGGAGAAGAACGGGTGGTCATCCGGGATGCGACCTTCGATAAGCTTACCCTGATGGACTGGCAGGCGAAGAAACTGGTGGAAGATGACTACGATTTCACTTTCACGGATTACGATGTCATGCAGACTGCCAGTGAATAAAGGAGAATGACTATGAATTTAGCGGAAGCACTGCTGGCTGCGGATGCCGGCAAGATTACCAAGAAAGCCACGAAGCAGATTGAAATCCCCAGATTGACGGAACAGTTTGGGGTTCCTTTCATCCTGGAACTGGAACAGATTCCCTACCGGAGAATTCGGGAAATCCAGGACAAGACAACTAAAATCAACCAGGACAAGACCATTACCATGAGTAATGGAGAAATGTACATGGCACTGCTGTGTGATGGAATCACCAATAAGGATTTCGACCAGCTTGAAGTCTTGAAACATTTCGAATGTGCTACCCGAAAAGATCTTTTTGCAAAGATTTTTTTGCCGGGGGAGATTCAGGATATCGCAGATGAGATCTCCAAGCTGTGTGGCTACAGCACTAAGAATATCCAGGAGCTGACTGAATCCGTAAAAAACTGATCAGCTCTGACGGGGATGTTCAGGCTATGTACTGGCACTACGTCCGGCATGGCCTGAAACCGTCAGAATACTACCAGATGGGATACGGGGAACGACTGGTTCTCCGGGCCTTCATGGAAAAGGAATGCCAGGAGATTAAAGAAGAGGAAGACGCTATCAAGAGAAAGGCGAAAGGGGGGATGTGACCATGGCAGAAATCATTGATGTAATCATGAGACTGAAGGACGAAACGACCAACAGCCTGCGCCGGATCCGGAATGGAATGGAAGAAACCGCCAAAGCCAACATGAAGCTGGGACGGGATATCACAAATGCCGGGAGAGGTATCGGGAACATTGCCCATGCCATGGCCCCTCTGGCTGCCGGGATTGCAGGCGTTGGAGCCATTTCTGCCAAAACCTTCATGGACTTTGATGCAACCATTACAGGTGCTGCTGTAAAGGCAGGAGCCACGGCCGAAGAGATGCAGAAGATGAAAGATGCTGCTGCGGCCATGGGAGCTAAATTTCCAACCACGGCACGGGATGTGGCGGCCGGCATGGATCGGCTGGCAGCAGGAGGTTTCAACGCCGAACAGTCTATCGGAGCCATGCCGGGCATCATCGAATCGGCCATTGCCTCCGGGGAAGACCTTGCAACTACCTCTGACGTGATCACGTCCGCCCTTTCCATTTGGAATCTGACACAGGGGGATGTGGCAGCGAACACCACTCATGTGGCCGACGTTGTGCAGGCTGCGGCCAATGCATCCAAGCTGGGCATGCAGGATTTCGGGGTGGCCATGCAGTACGCCGGGGCTCCGGCTGCAGCATTAGGCATCAACATCGAAGAATTGGGCACGGCCATGGCCATCATGAGCAATAACGGGATCGAGGCGTCCACCATCGGTACGTCCATCCGGTCCACTCTGTCCCGTCTGGCAGACCCACCGAAAGCTGCTGCCAAGGCTCTTGACCAGCTGGGCATTTCTATGTCGGATCTCCAGAAGGGAGACGGCAGCTTTATCGGGCTCTCTGGAGCGGTATCTCTGCTCCGGGATAAGATGAGCGGGATGACGGACGTACAGCAGGTGGCCATGGCCAAAGCCATTGCAGGGCAGGAAGCCTATTCCGGATTACTGGCGCTGATCAAGACAGCCCCAGGTGATTATCAGGCGATGACCGACACCATCACCAATTCTGCCGGCTCTTCCCATGCGGCTTACCTGCGGATGCAGGATACCCTGAAGGGATCCATCGATGCCATGAAGAGTTCTATCGAAGCACTGGCCATATCCTTTGGCTCTGCCCTGGCTCCTACTATCCGAAGGGCGGCGGGAGCCATCAAATGGGTGGCGGATATTTTCACCACTATGAACCCCAACACCAGGCAGATGATCATCAACATCGGGGCAGGCGTCATTGCCTTCACGGGGCTGGCATTTGCAGTGAGCAAGGTCTTGACTACTGCCGGAGGGCTGGTGAGCACCTATGGCATGATCAGCCGGGCTATGGCTGGCCATGCTATCCGCAATAAGGCTCTGCAGTTTGCGGTGCAGGGAACCATCAAAGGCTTTGGTCTCATGAAGGCAGCGGCTTCTGCCATGATGGGACCTATGGGACTGGTGGTAGCCGGGATCGCCCTAGCTGCTGTTTTGATTTACAAGAACTGGGACAAGATTGGGCCGTTCTTTGGCAGACTCTGGGGCGTCGTCAAAAACTCCTTTGCCGGAGCCATTGCGCTTATTCGGCCGGCAGTACTGAAGCTGCAGCTTGCGTGGATAAATCTGGTCAATGCCTGGAACAATGGCACGGGTGTCATCGGCCTGGTGAAAGGCAATCTACAGTTCCTGGCTGGACTCCTGGGAGGCGTTCTGACAGGAGCCATCATTGTGGTATCCAGTGTGATTACGGGGGTGCTCACGGGGGCTTTCCGAATCATTACGGCGGTGGTCGGTTCGGCCATCGGAGTTTTCAGTGGCATCATTGAGTTCATTACGGGCGTTTTCAGCGGAAACTGGGAAATGGCCTGGCAGGGCGTTTTCGATATTTTCAGCAACATTTTTGGCGGATTGACGGGTATCTGTGAAGGCGTCTTGGAAGGCATCAAGTCGGCCATCAACGGAGTCATTTCCGGCATCAACGGAATCTCCGTTGACATCCCGGAATGGGTGCCCAAGTTTGGTGGATCGCATTTCAGCCTGAATATCCCTTATCTCGCCCATGGTACGGACAACTGGCCTGGTGGGCCGGCTATCATTGGGGAACGAGGCGCCGAATTCGTGAATCTGCCCAAGGGATCCAGTGTGACTTCTCATGATAGATCCCTGCAGCAGGCTTACGCCATGGGGGCCAATGCCAACCATGGGGACGGAATCACGGTAAACATCAACGGGGCTGTAATTTCCGGGGCCGATGACATCAAGGCCCTGGCCAGAAAAGTGGCTGAAGAGATTCAGGAACAGATGGAAAAAGTGGCAATCAACAGCACAGTGGGGGCGATCTAATGGCAAGCTTTTTGAACTTCTTTTCTGAGGCTTCCAGCATCGTCTCTGAAGTGCTGGGGGTGTTTGGAGACGGCAGCACGGGAGGGCTTTTCACCCTGGCAGGTGGTTCAGATGCGGTAGCATTCCCAATCAATCCGCCCAGCTTCGAAGTCAGCAATGGCTACAAGCATACGGTGGTGAACATCCAGAACCTGGGCGATATCAACATGATCGGGAAGCGGGGGCTGGCTTCCGTGAAGTTCAGCTCCTTCTTTCCTGCCCAGTACTACAACTTCGTGCAGGTGCTGAGCCTGCAGACTCCGTATGAGTATGTGGCAGCTATCAAGCGGATGGCGGAGAACAATGCTCCGTGTACCCTGATGATCACCGGCACGAGCGTGAGCACGCCCGTGACCATCGACGGGTTCACCTATGGAGAGAAGGACGGCACCGGCGATGTGTACTTCAGCCTGTCGCTGAAGGAATATCGCTATGTCATGCCGGCATCCTCTCTCACGAGTGACATCACGGGCCTGAAGAGCCGGGTGGCCCAGACAGTGGCCAGCAAGACCACCACCTGCATGGGGACGGCCATGGCAGACCTGGATACGGCTCAGAGAGCCATCCAGAATACCACGACCATTGCTAAGCAGGGTGCCCGGGCCATCAGCTTGTATAAGGCCATGGTGAAGAGAGGCGGTGTGAAACCCGGCACAGTACTTAATACGGTACAGGCTGGCGTCATGATGAACGGCGACTGGCTCAAGAAGTTCTAGGAGGCAAATCGCTATGATCTATCTTAGATACAGTGACCCTCCTGAAACGGATAAGGAAGCGAAGGCACGGAAGGACAGCAATGGGCCTGCTCCACTGGATAACTATGACATCTCTCCTTATGTGGTGAAAGCCACCTGGAGCGGTGACAGCGAGCAGGCTGCCCGGAAGCTGGACTTCACCATTGCTTACAACACTCCGAACAAGGACGCAGCATTTCAGCCGCTCAATCTCAAGTTGGGCGGCTTCATCTATGTGTTCTACAAGGAAACGGACGCAGCTCCGGAAGTAGAGATCTTCGAAGGAAGAATCTTCTACCGGAAGCGGACTTCCGGCAGCTACACCTTCGAACTCACCTGTTTCGATGATCTGATCTACCTGGCTAAGAGTCAGATGAGAATGGTTCTGACCGGAACGGTTGCCGACGGCATCAAAGCCGTGTGCCAGGAAATCCAGGCCCCTGTGGGCGATCTACCCAAGGACCTGACGGCTAAAGTGAATCTGATCATCGATGGAAAATCCGGGACGGAAGCGCTCCGGATGCTCCTGGATCAGCAGCAGGCTGCCGACAAGGCGGCCGGGAAGGATACCTATTATCTTCCTGTCTGCATCCAGGGCAAGATCAACGTGGTGAAGAAGGGAGAGCTCATCGAAGGCTACACGGCCTCTGCTGACGTCAACGTCATCAGTGCTGATCACTCTGAATCCGTCCAGGATATGGTGAACAGAGTCAAGGCGGTGGACGATAACGGTACTGTGTGTCAGATGTTCACTATCAATGACGACGTGACCCACTTCGGGATGATCCAGAAGATCTACAAGATGCAGCCTCCGAAAAAGGACACCACGGTGGACAACGTGGCTGCTGCGAAGGCTCAGCTCAAGCAACAGAAGGATGAATCCAGTCTAAAGGGCACCGGCTATGTCCAGTGCATTACAGGCTACTCCATCCTGGTCCAGGAAGAGCAGCTGCAGGGCACGTTCTACATCAAGAGCGACACCCACACGTTCGAGAATGGACAGCATATGATGAGCCTGACCCTGGAATACACGCCTGATAAGCCCACACAGCCCGAGGTTGAGCAGGTTGACTATGCTCAGCCCGTCTTCAAGTCTTCCTCCGGGAAGATGAAGGCCAACCGGGGCACCGGATCCGGCAGCTATAACGTGGATGCCGGCCTGGCAGCAGGCTGGGACGCCTGGGGCGATACGACCATGGACAATGGTCCGGAAGGCTGTGCAGAGTTCGCCGGCAAGTGTGGCAGCTACTACAGTCCGTTCCTGGCTCAGGAGTGTGACAACGGAGTCGTAGGAGTAGATGGTATGGTCAGCGATGCTGATAATGCCGGACTGCTGAGCTACGACACGACCAACCTGCAGAAAGGCGACGTGCTGGTCTACGGAGACAATGACCATGTAGTGATCTACGACGGTGAAGGGGGCTACTACGGCAACAGCAGCTCCCGTGACGTGACTGTCCACGGCGGTGATTATACTGAGATGGACGGCATGCAGGTAACGAAAGTAATCAAGGCATCGCAGGGGTGATGATGTGAAAACAGAAAATCCTTATAAAGGCCTGGTGAACCTCCAGAAAAGAATCGCCCAGGGAGCCGCTCTCCAGCCCACTGTGGGCATCGGAATGGTGGTCAGCCCTCCGCCCGGCATCGTGATCAAATACAACGGGTACGAGCTGGGCCCAGAGCACCTGTGGGTAGATGACTATTGGATTCCAGGCCACACACGGCACATGGTCGGCTCTACTTCAACCGCTGCCGGTGGGTCCGGCGAGGCTAAGTACGAGAGTCACAAGCACCCCATCGACAACGACGAGGCACTGACCGACACCTGGGCCGCTGGTGACAAGGTGCTTCTGCTTCCCATCACCGGCGGTGACAACCGCACAGTGACACAGTTTGTAGTACTGTGCAAATTGAAGAGATTGGACGGTAATGAATTATGGCCAATCCATTCGTAACGGGGCCGACTACGGCCACAGAAACGACCCAGGAGAGCCTTCCTGTATTCAAGGAACTGGCCTGGGACTTCGACAAGAACAGGTTCCTGTTCAATAAGGACGGGACGCCCAAGGTAGTAGAGAAGAATGAGGCCATCAAGGTGTGGGTGATGCACGCCCTCCTGGTGGAACGATACAGATACCTGGCCTACTTCGACGACTATGGCATCGAACTGGAGCCCTTTGTGGGCACCGGGCCCAATGACGGCGGACGGGCCAGTGAGCTGTACCAGTACGTCAAGGAATGCCTGTTGGTGAATCCCTACATCCTGGACGTCATCGCTCTATCAACCAAACAGGAACACAAGAAAATCACCATGACGCTGCAGCTGGCCACGGTCTACGGCAGCACGTCGGTAGGAATCGAGGTGTAGCGAATGTTCGAAGCAGAAGACCGAGCAACAATCTTGCAACGGCTGCGTTCCTTCAATGATGCTGAAACCGGAACCGGTGCCAGCAGCGTGGAGGGCACGTTCACCTTCGACACTTTGGCTGCCAACGCCAAAGAGTTCGAGAAGGCTTATGCAGAGATGGACCTGATGATGGATGCTGCGTTCCTGCAGGAATCCTGGGGCAAGTACCTGGACTACCTGGCCGAAGAGCTGACCGGGCTGAGCCGGAGAGAAGCCACCCAGGCTGTGGTGGTACTGACCATCACAGGGACGGCAGGGGCAACGGTGCCCAAAGGTAGTACCTTCAGTACAGAGAGCGGGATTTCCTTCACCACGAACGTGGCGACGACTATCGGGACCGGCGGTACGGTTGACGTCAAGGCAACATCCACGAGTACCGGTGCCGGAAGCAACGTGGCGGCAGGGACCATCACGAAGATCCCTGTGCCCATCTATGGGGTGTCCAAGGTGACTAATTCGGCAGCTGCGTACAACGGTTACGAAGAGGAATCTGACGATGATCTCCGTGAGCGTGCGCTGTTTGCCATCCGTCAACCGGCTACAAGCGGAAATGTCTACCACTACATTGAGTGGGCGACAGCAGTATCCGGTGTGGGAGCTGTCAAAGTGATTCCCCTGGCCAACGGCAACGGGACGGTCAAGGTCATCGTGGTGGACGCCAATAAGGACACTCCGTCGGACGAGCTACTACAGGCAGTGCGGGACAACATCGCTCTCAATGCCCCCATCGGGGCGACCGTGACAGTTGTGGCCCCAACGCTGACCACCATCAACGTGGCTCTGAAGGTTACGGGTGGAACCGGCAACGCTGCCGGCATCAAGTCGGTATTGACCAAATACTTTAAGGGGAACGTATTCGGAACGGACTACACGAAAGATACGACCGAGGCTGTCACAATTTCCTATGCCCAGGTTGGCAGGATGATCCTGGACAATTCCGCCACTACCGGAGTGACAGACTATAGTTCTCTGACCGTCAACGGCGGGACGGATAACATCACGGTCAAGGCAAATAATCTGCCGGTAGTTGGGACGGTGACGTTATCATGAGCCATGAATGGATGAGACAGGCTGCTGTGGACATCCTCCGCTACCTGCCGGAGTTCCTGGCCAAGAGCCCACGGTTCAAGGCTGCCAATGATGCCGATTCCAAGGAACACGACACAATCCGCCTGGACTTGCAGGAGCTGCTTGATCAATTTTATGTAGCCTCTGCCACCTATGGGCTGGAAGACTGGGAAGAAATGGTTGGCATCACTACTGATACGTCTCTTTCCTACGAAGCACGCCGGGCGAATGTCCTGGCAAAGCTTCGAAAGCCTGAAAGCGTGACGGAAGCGTTCCTGACGGAGCTCATCAACCGCTACATCGCCGACCAGCAAGGCTACATCCTGAGCTACCCGGCAGAGTACAGAATCGAAATCCTGTATCACGGTAGCCAGGTGATAGACTACGAGAAGCTGGTCAAGGCAGTACGGACGTATATTCCGGCACACCTGGGCTACAAGCTGGTCACGATCACCAACGGTACGCTGGAAGAGCATGCTGCCGGTGTGGTCCAGCAGTACAGCCTGGACACGGTGGATATGAGCTCCGGTTACACGCTGACAGCTTACGACACGGCCCAGTACTGTGCCGGTGCTGTGACCAATCAATACATGTTCATGACTATTAATGGAGGTCAATAATGGCGAAATTCCCAAATTTGACTTTTACTAAGCAGGGCCTGCAGATGCTGGTCCAGGCTCAGAACAGCCACACGCTGACTTTTACGTGCGGGAAGCTGGGCTCCGGCATCCTGGCAGACAGCGACGACATCAGCAGCTTCACAGATCTGAAGGCTCCGAAGATGACGTTGCCAATTGTGAAGAAGGATGACTCCAACAAGGAAAAACTGGTGCTGACCTTCAATACTTCCAACACCAGCCTGGCTGAAGGGTTCGTGTCCAGGGAACTGGGCATCTTTGCGAAGCTGGACAGCGGCTCTGAGGTGCTGTACGCATACAGTAACGCCGGGAACAACTACGACTACATCCCCAGCAAGGACACTCCGTCCGATGAGAATCGTCTGGTGGTCAGCCTCATGACCAACTCCACAGCGAACATCAGCTGCGTAATCGATGAATCCATCGTCTATGCCCACATGAGTGACGTGACGGGGGCCGTGGCTACTCACAATGTCAGCGAAACGGCCCACAGCAACCGGCTGCTGGTCAGCGCTACAGCTGATAAGCCCAGTAGTATGGCAGACAAGGGGCTGTGGGTTGAGCTCCTGGACTAGGAGGTGAACCATGGTTGATGTCAAGAACAATGACATCAGGATGACACGGGGTGATACCTGCGTGCTTGACCTGGCCATTGTCAACGAGGAAGGCACGCCCTATACGATCACTGATGATGATGTGATTCTGTTCACGGTCAAGCGGACCACGAGCAACAAGGACGTGATTCTGCAGAAGACAGTGGCCGGCGGGAAGATTACCATCAATCCGAAGGAGACCGCTTCCCTGGACTATGGAACGTACTGCTATGACGTAGAGCTTCGCAGATCCGACGGCTTCGTGGCGACCATCATCACGCCGCATATCCTGGTGCTCACGGAAGAGGTGACGTTCTGATGGCTCAAAAAATCTTCGGAACGATTACTGCCACCGGTACTCTCCACGGAGTGCTGAGTGCGAGGAAGCAGCTCAAGGGTACCCTGCGTGCCGGGAAGCCTGCTGACATCCAGGATTATGCGAACGATGCTGATATCCTGGCACTTTTTGAAGGAGGAAATGAGTAATGGCAACTGATAAAATCATTCGCCTGTCTAATCTGAAGACGTTCCTGACCAGCCTGAAAGGGCTGTTCGTGACCCAGGTATCCGGCAAAGGCCTGAGCACCAATGACTACACGACCGCCGAAAAGAATAAGCTGGCCGGCATTGCTGCCGGGGCAAACGCCTACAGCCTGCCCACGGCGTCCAGCACGGTGCTAGGGGGGGTAAAAATTGGTAGTAACCTGACCATCACCAATGGCGTGTTGGCAGCTGTCCAGGGCAAAGTAGATCTGAGTCCATACCTGAAGTCTACTGATGCTGCGAATACTTATGCGAAGAAGACTGATATCAGCACGGTATTCAATTATAAAGGCTCTGTTGACACCTACAGCGCTCTGCCCACTACCGGCGTGGCCGTGGGTGACGTCTACAATGTGGTGGCAGCCGATGCCACGAACGGCATCAAGGCCGGTGACAACGTCTGTTGGAACGGCAACAGCTGGGATGACCTGGCCGGCGTGGTTGATTTGTCTGCCTATCTAAAGGCAGCCGACGCAGCCAACACCTACATGAAGATAGCAGACTACCCGACGGCTACTGATACGGACATCACGGGCCTGTTCTCTTGAGGCGGTGATGTCTCATGAGCAAGAAGCTCATCACCCTGGATAACCTGAAGAAGTTCAGGACGACTCTCAATGATAACGACCTGGGCCCCAGCCTGTTCCTCTCTGACAGCGATACCGGAGAGTGGGTAGGAGCGCCCATCCGCTCTAAGAGCGGAGTCGTCATGAGCGATACAGAGCCAACGGACACGGATGTCCTGTGGTTCAAGCCTTTATAAGGAGGGATTTTTAAATGAGCATTAAGAAAGCCCTGATGCACTATTTTGATAAGAGCTCCAACAGTATGATTGGAGTCCATCCCGAAACGGAATCTTCCTGTGTGACCGACTGGCACACGGGCATCATGAACAGCCTGGCCAGCAAGACCCTGGGCACGGTGGTCAGCTCTCTGACGACTGACTCTGTGTTCGGCAAGCTGATGTCCTTGCTGCTCAGTGCCTCCGGAGTGAAGTACAGTCTGGGGACGAACGGGTACGTGAAATTCGGGAGTTTCTTCGGAGGCTTAATTATACAGTGGATAACGATAATCGATGATACCAGTCGTACAGCCACTTTTCCGGTTGCATTTTCCACTATTAATTATGGGATTACACTTATCCCTTTATATGCAATCGCATTCATTGCATCACTGTCCAATACTAATGTTTCCTGGAAATGTTTTAACCCGGGTAATGAAACCGAAATCACAAAATCCATATCTGTACGCATTATTGCAGTTGGTTACTAGGTACAGTGGGCATTAATGTTCGGTACGAGCGGAGAAACGTCACTTCCTGTTGCAGTAACTGCCCAGTATTTCACCTGCGTGACCCACGTCGGGACGAATGCAACTATCAATGCTGTACCTTCATGGATTAGTTACACTGAAGGCACTAAAATGGGTTACAGCGCATCTGATGGTGATAGCTCATCAGCATTCTTACAGATCAGTATTGGAGCTTAGGTACAGTGGGGAACGCTTGACAGTCTATATAAAACATACCAGCTGCTGACTTTTCCGTTGGCCTTTGCAAAGGAGCTGCTCAGTTTAACGCTTACCGTTCAAAACGGCGAGCAATCTGAAGTTAACCCGTTAAGAGCAGAGCCAATAGCCATTTTGAAAACAGCTGCTAGCATTCCTGTAACTTTTTCTGCAACAACTGGCGGCTTGTGCTACTGGATTGCTGTAGGCTTTTAGCTTCCGATACCAATCCAGAAAATAAAAATATTCGTAGCATCGGAGCTGTTATAAAGATAAAATTTGGAGTTTGTTACTTCTTTCGCAATGATAGTCGTGGCTTTGTAGGTCCCCTGATGCATGGCTGTTAAGGCTGGGGTGTTGGAAAAGGAAATCAAAAAGGGGATACTTTTATCCGTTAATGCAGATCCCCACTGTACCGTTATCACCATCAAGTAGGAAAAGAAACAGTGGGTATTTCTCGATACTAGATCTGACATATATCGAATCGGCACTTTCCCAATTGCCTTTAATTCTGTACTTCGTTGTTTTGGAACCATGGTCGGGGGAAGCGCTGATTTGAATACTTATAACCTCCTTTGGAATGATGATAAAACAACAAACACTACAGTACAATTCCGGGTTTCAGATACTATAAACGCAAGTCCAGTGGTTCTTGCTATAGGTCATTAGTAAACAGTGGGGATACCTGCAAATTAACAACGGAAACGGTATCCTTTCTCTGCCGTTAAGTTGCACGCTGCTTGGGATCTATTTCCAACATCATGGGATGACACCTCAATACAACGGTTTCGACAAAAGCAGTATGACGGTATATTCTAGCCTGACGAACTCCGAGGGCTTGATGTGGATTGCTATCGGGGCTTAATGCCCAACGGCTACGTACCGGCCCACAGCACCGTTCGTTGCGAATGTGGCGGCCACATGCATTGTGACCTTGGTCAATCCGTTGAGTTCACCCCACATGGAGATTGCATCCCAGTTCTGCGAGTGGCCGCCGGTCGCCATGGAAGCGCTGACAAGAGTGCCGGCTGTCGGGAATGCGATTGGCAAGCTGGCTGTACCAGATCCACTACCATTTGCTGCCGATGCCCCACATTCCACGGTTCCCCACTGTGTATTATTAACAGAAAACAAAACGCAGTCCTGCTTACCAGACTGTGTAGCCAAATTGATCTTTTGATAAAATTCCAAAATCAGCATTTTCCCACGTTTTATTTAGTATCATAAGTAACATCTGGTTCCAGGCTTGAAGCAACCTTTATAGATTCCAGATTTATATTTTAGTAACATATAAGTAACACCTATTTGAGCAACTCAATACATTTTCGGAGCTGCCTCAGTCCTTTATGTGTGTACACTCTTTCTGTGATATCTCCACCAGCGTGCCCCAGGATACGCCTTTTGGCGGTTTCGTTGGCACCGGCATTATCAAGTAACGTGGCCACAGTGTGGCGGCAATCATGGGTGCTGTGGTGCCCACCAATAAGCCG